CTGTGACCCCCCCACCCGGCTTGACAGGGAAAATATCCCTGTGGTACCCGCGCAGACATGACTGACGAAGAGATCGCAAAAGAAGCCGCTGAGGAAGCTAAATCTGAAGTCCTCAAGCGCCTGGAATCGAGGGGGATTACCCTCGACTATCTCGCCAAAAAATTAAAGCGTGAGCTCAATGCCAAGACCACGAAGTTCTTCCAGCACGAAGGACGAGTCATCGAGGAGCGAAACTGCATCGACTGGACGACCCGCCAGAAGGCCCGCATGGACGCGCATCGGCTCCGCGGCGATTACCCGGCGGAAAAGCACGATCTCCAGGGCTCTGTGGTGATCCTGAAGTCCACTCCGATCAAGAAGCCTAAAAACGCGGGGCTTTCGAAATGAACACGGCCGAGGTGATTGAACTCAATTACGAAGCCCTCCCCACCCTCCGGAGATTCCATGAGAGCGGCGCGCCGATCAGAGCGATCGTCGGGCCCGTCGGTAGCGGTAAGACCTCTGCGGCGACGATGGAGATCTGCAAGTACCTGCCCGAGTTCATTTTCGATGCTTACGGGATTATGCACACCCGCTGGGTCGTGATCAGAAACACGTACCGCGAGCTCATGGACACGACGGTCAAAACGATCAAGGACCCGGAGATTGGCTGGTTTCCGAACGGGGAATACAAGAAATCCGAGGAAACATACACGATCCGGTTCGGGAAGGGTTTCTCGGTCGAGCTCCTCTTCCGCGCGTGCGATCGCCCCGATCACGTAAAGCACCTGAAGAGCCTTGAGCTCACCGGCGGATGGATCGACGAGGCGATCGAGGTGCCGGCCGAAATCAAAAAAATGCTCAAAAACAGGATCGGCCGATACCCAAAGGCCTGTCCGGTCCGCTTCCTCGTTGAAACCACCAATCCGCCCGATATCGAGCACCCAATCTATTCCGAGTATGCCTGGGAGACTCCTCCACCCGGGCCCATCCCCCCCAGGAAGCCTCTCGAAAACCACGTAGGTTTCTGGCAGCCGCCCGGCGAGAACAATCGAAACCTGCGGCCTGGCTATTACCAGGACCTTCGCAATGACTATCAGGGCGACCCCGATTGGATCGACATGTACATTGATGGCAAGCCCGGCATGGTCATCCGCGGGAAGCTCGTCTACAATAATTTCGATCGCTCGTATCACGTCGCGAAAGAGCGGCTCATCTGGAATAAAGGGCTTCTCTACCGCGGCTGGGACAACTCCGGCAATTCTCCCGCGTGCGTCGTCTTGCAGATGCCGCAGCTCCAGGAGCTCCAGGTCCTGGCCGAGTTTCATTCCGACAAGGAAAACATCATCGATTTCGCGGATCGTGTGACCGCGGAACTCAATCTCCGCTACCCCAACGCTGATTACCAGGACTGGGGAGATCCTGCCGGCGAGAACGAGTACTCCACCCGCCGGAGCATCGCCCTCGCAAAAGGCTTCACCTCGAACGCTCAACTCATGCGCGAGGAGTGCGGAGTCGAGGTTATGCCCTCCGAGCAGAACTTCCAGGCCCGCATTGAATCGGTCGAGAAGGCGCTCAACATGCGCGAAGGATTACTCATCGATCCGTCATGCACCCGGCTCATCGACGGATTCTTGGGCGGCTACTGCTATCCCGAGATCGGCAACACCGGGATCTATGGCGAGAAGCCGATTAAGAATAAATATTCTCACGTTCACGACGCGCTTCAGTACGCCGCGGTCCGGATCCTGGGAGGGAAACGGAAAAAGAAAATCACCGCTGCAGAGGTAGAAAAGCTCCGCAATCAGTACGGCCCGCCCATGGCCGGCCACGTGAGGGAGTGATGAGCGAGAAGGACACCCGACAGGACTTCAACGAGGCTTACCGGATCGCGGTTCAATACTGGGCGCCGTTCTGGAGCCAGGCGAAGAAAGACCTGGAATTTTACCTCGGGGATCAGTGGAGCGCCGCGGACAAAAACTATCTCTACCAGCAGCGCCGGCAGGCCCTGGTGTTCAACAAGATGCGCCGTGTCATTCACATGGTGACGGGCTACCAGCGCAAGCACCGGCTCGCCCTCACGATCGAACCCATTGAGGGATCGGACGAGCTCACGGCTCACCAGCTCGGCGCCACCTGCATGTGGACGATGCAGTACTTGAACGGCTACAACGTGATGAGCGACTGCTTTGAGCAGGGGACTCTCAAGACCGGGATCAATCTCTTTGCGATGTATATTGACTACTCCGAGGACCCGGTGAATGGGGATATCCGATTCCGGCGGCTGCCGTACAATTCATTCCTTCTGGACCCCTCATTCTCCGAGCGGGACCTCTCGGATTGCGGCTGGCTTACGACCCGGCAGTACCTCTCCCAGGATATCGTGAAGATTCTCGTACCCGGCCAGGCGAGAGAGATCGAGAAGATCCGCAGCGGCGGCAGGGACAATAAGTACAGCTATCTCCCGATGCGCAAGGACATGTTCGGCAAGGACCTCCTCGCCTATGATCAGTTCTGGATCCGGAAGTCCGAGCAGGCGACGATGCTGATCGATAAGCGGACCGGAGACACGAGGATCTGGAAATCAGATACCCGCCGGCTCAATCTCTTCCTCAAGGACGTTTACGACCAGGCCGGCGATATCATCGCGACGGCGAAGACCTGGCGGCCGGTGATGGAGTTCAATATCCTCGTAAACGATCAGCCGGTCTACAGCGGGCCCGACCCATTCGGAATCGACGATTATCCGTATGTCCCGATCATGGGCTTCTGGGATGCCGAGTATGAAAAGGCCGAGTGGAAGCTCCAGGGCCTCGCGCGCTGCATGAGGGACCCCCAGACGGAGATCAACCGCCGGCGCGTCAAGGTCCTCGACATGATCGACTCCCAGATCATGACGGGCTGGAAGGCTAAAGAAGGGAAAGTCGTCAACCCCGAGTCCATGTACAGATCCGGCCAGGGCGAAGTGGTCTGGATGACGGACGATAGCACGATGACGGATGCCGAGAAGATCCAGCCGTCCGATATCCCGCAGGGCATGTGGCAGCTCATGGATGTCCTGGACAAGGACGTTCTGGAGATCCCGGGCGCGAATAGTGAGCTTATGGGAATGCCCGAGAACGAGGATATCCAGATTGCAGGGATACTCTCGAAGATGCGCCAGGGCGCGGGCCTCACGATTCTGCAGGATATTTTCGATAATTACCGGCTCGCGAAGAAGATCGTCGGGCAGAAGCTGATAAAGCTCATCCAGAAGAACTACTCCGCGGCGAAGATCAAACGGATCATCAACGAGGACCCGGCGCCGGAGTTCTACCGGCCATCGTTCGGAAAGTACGACGCGGTCCCGTCGGAAGGGCTCCTCACCGACACGCAGCGGGAACTCTACTACTCGCAGATCCTGCAGCTCAAGAAAGAGGGCGCGCCGATCCCATGGACGGCGATATTTGACGCGGCTCCCATCCAAGGCAAGAAGCGCCTCCAAGAGATGATCGCCCAGGCTGAGGAGTCGCAGCAGGTTCAGGTGCAGATGGACCTTGCCGACAAAAAGGCGGTCCAGGGCATGATGCAGGCCAAGATGTTCTCGGATGTCGCCTCCGGAGAGGCGAGGCGGTCGAAGGCAAAAGCGGACGAGGCGAAAGCGGTCCTCGATCAGGTGAAAGCGGCGCACGAGATCGCGCAGATGAAGGACGACCGCTTTTTCAAGATGTTTGATTTTGTGCGGACGGTGAGCACGCCGCAGGAGCGGCGGGAGGTCAGAAATCAGGCGATGGTGAGAAGATGACCGAAATCGGAGAGGTCAGGCAATCAATGGCGAAGGAACTCGGCGAGTCCATCGAATTCGTGGTCAACCGCAAAAAGGATCTCCCCTGTTACTACATTCTGATCAATGTCGAGTGGAGGGGGAATAACATCCTGAACACGCGCCTGGTCGTGATGAAAGAGAAGCCAACACTCCCGATGTTTAACACGATGCTCTACTTCATCGACAACAGAAATGAAACCTTCCGGCAGGAGTGGTGCCTGCCGAAAGACCCGGAGATCCCGGAGCGGGCGATTGTGTTGCTTGACGGCTCAAAGCAGGTCGAGGCGGTGCTGCGGTCGAGCGCAAAGCTCAATAACGCTTTACTGAGGGGGATGCACTGATGCCTACCGACTTCGATAAAGCAGTCAGAAACGGAGCGCAAGTCCGAGCGATTACAGGGCCCAATGAGCATTACGGGCTTTCCGCCGGTCAGTCCCTGCGGGTTGCGACATACAAGGGGCAGGCAATCCGCGGGAAGGTCGAGAAAATAGCCGCTGCGGACACGAAGGGGCTTGTGAGCCTCAAGACCGAGAAAAAGCCCGGGGATCTCGTCGAGGCATCTCCGGCCAAGGCCGATTACCCAAGATATCCCTGGGGAACTCGGATCACGCTCGATAAGGAGCCCATAAAAAAGCTCGGCCTCAAGCTCAAGGACCTTGAAGTCGGGGAGAAGGTAGTCATCGTCGCGAAGGCGGAGATCATTCAGCTCAGTCAGCGCCAGAATACTCATAGCGATTCTGAGAGCATCGAGCTCCAGATCACGGAAATGAAGATCGTTTAAAAATTCGGGTTCGCCTGATGATCCGGCCGGTTTGAGGGCGACGCAAGAAAGAGAAGGGGCAGTTACGGTGCCGTAACCATCGTACTGCCCCTTTTTCTTTACCCGGTCAATGATGCGAGGGAGAGGAAGAAACCATTAACCATCAGCCCGTTCCAGGATAGCGGCGGGTGGGTAGGAGTCCTGGAACAGAAGGAGGCACGGCCATGACAAGAATACATGTGCGGAGCTTGAAAATTTTCGACCTGGCATACAAGCGGTCGAGCGCAACTGGAGTCCGGACCCTTGAGCTCCTGTCGAAATCCTCATCCGTGAACACGCTCGTTTTGGGCGTTGCCACGTCCGGAGCCGCGTCCCTCGGTGGCCTCAGGTTCACCGTCGGAGCGACGGCGGCGGCATCAAACATCAAGAGCGATCTGGAGTTCCATATCGGAGCGTTTTCCTCTGCGACCGCGGGGAGCGGCATTCCGTTGAGTGCTGCCAAGACTGCGGCGTTTCGTGTTTATGCCGATGATGGCGGCGCGAAACTCGCGGCCGGCGAAAAACGGGCTTCGATATCCCGGTTTCTTTATGCCACGGCCGACACGGACGCGACCGATCAGACGATGTCCGGTCATGTTGGTCAGGTCAAGGTTGCCAATAACCTGACCATCAACGGAAATCTGGCAGGTCTCTGCGGATACCTGGAAGTTGCCGCCGCCAAAACGTTGGTCGCCGGAAGGCTCGCGCAAGCGTCAGTGGCTGCGGCGGTCTGGGGGCGAGTCGATGTTCCGGAGACGGGCGTCATCGGCACGGACGCCTACGTATCAGCGTTTGCCGCGTCCGGCAACCTGGGCGGTACCCACACTGGGAAGGCGGCCGTCATCAGCGTTCCCAACCCGCATGCAGGTGCGTGGGATGTGCTCCTGAACTTCGGCAGCGCGCCCGGCTTCATCGCCGATGCTGGCGCCGGAGGGGGCACATCGAAGTATCTGAAGTGCCTGATCGACGGAGTCGCGTACAGTATCCTAGTCAAATCGGATGCGTAAACCCTTACTACAATGCCCCGCCCCGACGGGGAGAGAGGAAGGTAAAGCGATGGAGATTTCATTCAACAGACAACTCATTGACCTGGACGGAAAGGAGATCCAGGACGAGGCCGGCCGGCCCGCGACGCTGCGGACCGTTGCCGTCAACGCCCTCGTCGCCACGTTCCAGGACGAGGCCAGCCTCCCCGGAGAAGAGAAGCTCAAGCGATGGGGTCTGGCTCTCAAAATCAAGGATAGTCCTGACCCGGTCGAGCTCTCGGCGGAGGAAATCACCCTCGTAAAGAAGCTGATCGGAAAAGGATATGGCACGATAGTCGTCGGCCAGGCATGGCAGATGATTGAAGGAAAACTCTAAGGTATTCCGGGCCCGCGATCGGGGCCTTCAAGGGAATTATCCCACGGATTCAGAAAGGAAATGCGACATGACAGACGCGAATAAATCGGGCGCAGCAAGCCAGGCCGCCGCTGGCAACGAGGAAATGATCCCGGTATCGGTCGTTCAGTCGATCCGGGAGGAGCTCAAAGAGGCTAAAACAATAGCCCGTGAAGCTCAAAACCAACTCTTCCAGATTTACCAGCAGAACCAGACCGGGGGAACTCCGAAGAAGGAGGATGACCCGCTCGATAAAGCGTTCGAAGGGATGGAGGAGGACGACGTCTTGACGGCTGGGCAGATGAAAAAGCTGGTGAAGGTGCTCGCGGACAGGTCCGCCCCCACACCGGCCGGAACGGACCCCCAGGTCATCGAGGCATTAGTCGCGGTCCAGCACCCCGACTACAAGGAGGTAGTAGCGACCTACCTCACAGATGTTTTGAAAGAAAGTCCCGAACTCGTCACGGCGATCCAGGGATCGAGTAATCCTTATCTCACGGCGTATAAACTCGCTAAAACCAACCCGAAATACGCTCAGGACCTGGCAGAGAAAAAAACTGCCGAAGATGGAAAGGGCGGCAACCCGGCAAACGCGGATCCGGCAAAGAGGATTCAGGATAACCTCGGAAAGCCGGGATCTTCGCATCAACATGCCGCGGCTGCCGGCGGATTGGGGAAGGCGCACGAGTACGAAACCATGAGCGATGAAGATCTCGAGAAGCGGATCGAGGAAGTACTGTCGAAGTAGGGACTGAATCCATTTCAAGGAGGTCCCATTTTTATGAACCTTACAACCACAACGCAGGTAGACCCGGCAGTCGGAATTTTTTACGACCGGGTCCTGTTGAAGCGCGCGGTACCTGCTCTCGTGCACGATCGTTTTGCTC